TTTACAAGCCATGTTCGTGCAACCCCAAGGCATGGCAAAACATGATAAACGAATTAACCCAGGTGTATGAAACTTACGAGAAACCTTTGTGATTGTTGTGACCATCATGCAGAATCAACAAAAGAACTGATAAACGAAACGGGGCCAAACATTGAACCGAACCAAATTTATATGTGTATAAAATGCAGACAGAAATTTCAAGACCGAGCAAAATGGGGGCCGTGGTTACTCGCCGCCAAAAACTTGCAAAGCAATACGCCATAATTATTCTACGCGAAGACATGGGCAAGACATGGGAACAAGTGGGAATATCAATGGGCATTAGTCCAAGGGTATGTAATGAACTATATTTACAAGCGATACGAAATGAAGCCGTGGACAAAGATATATTTAGATTACTTTGGGTATGACAAAGGGGATTGGATTCAATGCGAAGTACCCGAATGCGGAAAACAATGTATTGATGTCCACCACCTATTGCCCAGGTCACGCGGAGGCAAAGACAACATCGAAAACCTTATGGGGTTATGTCGCGATTGTCACCACGAAGTACACTTTGGAACAAAATTGAAAAACGAATATCTTATCACAGTACACCACATAAAACTAAACAAATGAATATCGAATGGGTTAAAACAAAAGACATCATCCCAAACACGGAAAACCCCCGTATAATTAAGGACGATAAATTTAAGAAGTTGGTGCAATCAATCAAGGACTTTCCCGAAATGTTGGAGATTCGCCCAATTGTTGTCAACAACGAAATGATGATATTGGGTGGCAACATGAGATTAAAAGCCATACAAGAAATTGGATTAAAAGAAGTACCAATCATTAAGGCGGAAAACCTAACCGAGCAACAACAACGGGAATTTTTAATAAAAGACAATGTTGGATTTGGTGAGTGGGATTGGGATGCGTTGGCAAACGATTGGGACCCAGGTGATTTGAATAAATGGGGATTGGATGTGCCAAACATTGATGACATCACAGAAACAAAAGATATCCCCGATGTCGGTGAAGTGGAATTTAGTGAGGAATTATTATTGGAACATAATTACATCGTTTTGTATTTTGATAATCCATTGGATTGGGAGGTGGCCCAAGGCGTATATGGATTGAACCAAGTAAAAAGCAAAGAAAGTGCAATCAAATGTCAAAAATTTGGTGTCGGTCGTGTTGTTAATGGCAAGAATTTTATATGAACATTATTATCCCGTCATACAAACGAAGCGATAATCTTTTGGGAAAGGATTATTTTGACATGGGCATTTATTGTGTGCCAGAATCACAAAAGCAAGATTACATCGATGCGGTTGGTGATAAAAGAGTGGTGGCGATTCCCGACGAGCATGATGGGGATATTGTCAAAAAGCGAAATTGGATATTAAAAAACATTCCCAGGCCGTTAATTATGATTGATGATGATGTGGAATCAATTGGGTATTACGAAAATCGCAAAGGGGAAAATGACGGGGAACATAAAAAGAAAACATTGCCAAAGGATTATTTAATGGAATTTTTTATACATAGTTTTGATATGTGCGAACAATTTGGGTCCAAGATGTGGGGGATAAGTCAAAACGAGGATAACAGAATTTATAAGGAGTTTTTGCCGTTCAGTTTATCACAAATATGTTTGGGACCAGTGCAGGGGCATTTGGATCACGATTTGATATTTGACGAAAAGGTTGGAAGCAAAGACGATTACGATATGGCGTTACAACAATTGAACAAATACAAAAAGATATTTCGATGGAACAAATTTCATTATATATGTGAGCATGGTGACAACAAAGGAGGGATTGTATCGTATCGAAGTAAGGACAAAGAAATTGAGTATTGCAAACGCATTATGTTGAAATGGGGTAAAAAGATAATTTCGTATCAGTTACCACCGAGAAAAATGACAGATTTATTGAACGCAAAAAAAGTAAACATACCAATAAAAGGAATATGAAAGCATGGAGAGAAACCAACCGAACAATTCCCATCGATAATGAATGGGTATTAATTGACACCACACAAGTGGCATACATAATGGAAGAACAATGGTATTTGGCCCACGATGATTCCCCAATCGCCACACCATTTATGTGGATGCCCATTCCTTTACTACCAAACGATTGATTATGTGGGTAGTCAAATACACAACGGGAACTTATGACGATTTTATGCGTCACAATATATTTGTGACTGAAAATGAAGAATTGGCAAAAGCGTATGTTGAAAAACACAATAACATATTAATCAAATGGCAGAAGTATTGGGAACAATTTGAAAACGAAGATGATTGGATGGATGACCCAACAAAAGATTGGAATCGGTGGTATCAAATTGTAAATAGAAATGAGGCATACTATGATAAAATTGATATAAGACAATGACACCGAAAGACAAAGCAAAAGAACTGGTTGACAAATTCACCGTGGTTGGATTACAACAAAGAAACGAAGGGATTCAATGCGCGGTGATTGCGGTTACTGAAATTATTTCGGTAATTGATCCCGAAACAAATTTTGCAACTTGGTTATTTTGGAAAGAAGTGAAACAAGAAATCGAATTAATTGGAAAATAATTGGACAAATATGCCAAACGAACAAAACTTAATTCCACCACCACAACCTGGTGAAGTACGCAACCCCAATGGCAGACCAAAGGGAAGCAAGAACCGAAGCACCATCGCACGCAAATGGTTGGAGGTAATGCAAGAAAGCAAAAACCCCATCACGGGTGAATTGGAAAAACTATCCCAAGAAGATTTGATAACCCTTGCAATGATACACAAGGCAAGGAAAGGTGATGTCGGTGCTTACAAACAATTGATGGATTCGGGATTTGGTATGCCCACCCAACAAATTGATGTTACCACCGAGAAACCAATCTTCAACGGCATTGATTTGGATGTGAAATGAAAAGCGAAGTATTCAATATGGATTGCGTTGAAGCAATGAAATCCTATCCCGACAATTATTTTGAGTTGGCGATAGTTGACCCGCCTTATAATGTTGATGCATCTGACGGGAGTTTTGGAAATAGAGGTTATGATTCAAAGACAAGCAATCTAAAACGTTACGCAAATCATAACAAAACGCCCGACAAAGATTATTTTGACGAATTGTTTAGAATTAGTAAAAATCAAATTATTTGGGGTTCAAACTATTATCCACAGTTTTTACATCATAGTGGGGCAATTGTATGGCATAAAAAAACAGTTGGTCCATTAAGTGATTGTGAAATTGCATTTCAATCTTTTAATAAATTAGTTAAGTATTGTTTTTTTGAATGGTACGGATTTAGAAAAGGATTTGAATGTGGTGAAAGTAGATTGCATCCAAATCAAAAACCAGTACAATTGTACCGCTGGTTATTACAAAAATACGCCAAGCCAAACGACAAGATACTTGACACTCATTTGGGCAGTGGTTCAAGCCGTATCGCCGCCGACATGGAAGGATACAATTTTACGGGTTATGAACTTGACAAAGATTATTTTGATGCAAGTTTAAAAAGATTTGAGGAATACAAACTACAAACAAAATTATTGTAATGCTTCAAACCACGACCGCCCAGAGTAAAATTGCCAACCTGCGGAAGCGGGTGCGCATAGTTCGTGGTGGGTGTGGGGGTTGTATAACATACAAAACAAATGTATATTTGTAGTATGATTCACGATAAAGCAAAAACAATTAATGGTGATGTGTTATTCGACATCAAAGGTTACGAAGGTTTGTATTCAATTACAATTTATGGGGATGTTTACACTTGGGGTAATGGCAAGTCATTCACAAGCGATGGCAAGTTAAAATACCTTAAGCAAACATTAAAAAGAAATGGGTATTGGCAAGTCAAATTATTTAAGAATGGTATGCGGAAGTATTACAACATACATCGCTTGGTTGCCCAAACATTTATCCCAAACCCCGACAACAAACCCGAGGTAAACCACATTGATGGATTTAAGGATAACAATAAGCCAGACAATTTGGAATGGGTTACAAGCCGTGAAAATCAGTTACACGCATTCCGATTGGGATTACAAAAAGCACCAAGGGGAAAAGATAGCAATTGTTCAATACCAATCAATCAGTATGAAAAAGATGGTACATTCGTAAAGACATGGGAATCAATTAACATGGTTAAACGGGAATTAGGATTTAACAGTGTGGGAATTATCGGATGTTGTAAAAAACGCAAACGATACAAAACCGCATATAATTACAAATGGGAATATGTTACAACAAACAACGGCACAGATTAAGATATCAAAATTGAGGAAGCGTGTACGCATCGTAAGGGGTGGTACATCTTCCTCGGTTTAACCCCCATTGCTTCGGTGGTGGGGGTGAGATTCAAAAACATTTAGTATCATCCCGATGCTTATCACCTATGCGGTGCAGAACCCGAAGTGTGAAATTAGCGTGGTATCGGAAACCATCCCGCACCTTCGAAGGGGTGCAATCCGTGACTTCCTTAAAATTATGGACATGGTGGGAATGTTTGATCCGAACAAGTGGAATAAATCATCATTGACATACACATTTAGTAATGACAGTTACATTGAATTTTTTAGTGCAGACCAACCGCAAAAATTAAGGGGTGCAAGGCGTGATGTGTTATTTGTGAACGAGTGCAACAACATCGATTGGGAATCATACTACCAAATGGCGATTCGTACGCGTAAATTTATTTATTTGGATTATAACCCCGTTGCCGAATTTTGGGTGGATAGTGAATTGGTAAACGACCCCGATGCGGAAATGATTGTACTTACCTACAAGGACAACGAAGCGTTGGACAAATCCATTGTAACGGAAATTGAAAAGGCACGGGATAGGGCAACCACATCTAATTATTGGGCGAATTGGTGGCGGGTATATGGACTTGGTGAGATTGGAAACTTACAAGGGGTTATATTTAGCAATTGGCAAACCATTGACACCATACCAGAGGATGCGAGGTTGCTTGGCATTGGTGTGGATTTTGGGTATACAAACGACCCCACGGCAATCGTAGCCGTTTATGAATACAATGGTCAAAGAATAATAGATGAGGTGGCATATCGCACGGGAATGCTTAATTCGGACATTGCAAAGGCATTACCCAATCATGTGCCAGTTTATGCGGATAGTGCCGAACCAAAATCAATCGATGAAATTAAAAGATACGGGATAAGAATCAAGGGAGTAACCAAGGGCAAGGATTCCATCAATTACGGAATACAGATAATGCAATCACAATCGTATTTAATCACATCCACATCCACCAATTTAATCAAGGAGTTGAGGAATTATTGTTGGGATAGTGATGCCCAGGGGCGAAGCATGAATACACCAACGGGTGTTTGTCACGGAATCGACAGTTTTCGCTACGCCGAGATGATGATGTTAGGGATTAAAAGTAATTATGGTCAATACGATATTCGTTAATTGTTTATTTCGTGTTTATTTGTATCTTTGTATACGATATGACAAGCCATTACCAGCAATTACACTTACAACGACAAGAAATTAAACGACTGCGATTATTGTTAGTGCAGATACAAAGCG